TTTGAAGAGCTTGTTCTTCAAACTCACTGGCAATGATCTTTTTAACAATTTCCTGAATTTTCTTATCAATATAGGACATATTTATATTATATTTGCCCTCCTTCAGGTGCTCTTGTTGCCACTCTAGCTCCAAGGATTTCTTCGTAATGTATAGGTCTTGAGTCATTACTAACCTCCTCATAGGTTATCCATTTACCGGTTTTTACAGTAAATCCATTTTTTTCAAATAATACCTCATTTTTTCCTAGTTTGTCAAGGATAGCGTTTTCGATACCTTGAGGAGTATCTTCACACGTGACCATAAAGTCCGCAGAATAGCCACAATATTTTATTTGAATTCTTAATTTTTTCATGAGTTTGAAAGTATACATAAAAAATGAGGCGGTTTTAAGGCCGCCTCATTTCGTTAAATGTTAGATGTACTATGCACCCGGTGATGCAAAGATACCTCTAGGGTCAGATGCGCCAAAAGCGTATCTTTCTCTAGCTTTGTATCTAACGTTACCAGTATCAAAGTCGCCTTCCATTGATGTTTTCAATGGTGCTCTGTTGAAATACTTCATTCCGTTAGGAACGTCCGTAATGATATAAAACGCATCAGTGTCAGATAAGTAGTGATTAACTACGAATCCTTGAGGAAGCATCCCCATATTTTTGATTGCATTAATGTCATTATCAGCCGTACCAACTCTTCCTGGAGACTTCATCAGTCTTTCAGCAGTAAATTGTTGGTTAGAGTGAAGAACCATCTTCATTCCTCTAGCCGCAATTTTAAGACCACGTTCATCAGTGAATGCAGCAATGTCAATTAAAGACTGCTCCAAAGATGTTTCGTTAAGATCCGCTGCTGTTGATAATGTATTGCTAAACGTACCTGCAACAGTTGGGTGAGAAGCGTTTATTAAAGAAACTCCATCACCTGTTTTGAAGGTAGCTACGCCAGGTAGACCATTATTTAATGGAGCTACTGATTTAACTTGTTTAGCGTTAGCCATAGAACGTGCCAAAGCTTTTGTATAACGAGAAGAAAGTCTGTCATAGAGGTTGTCCTCCATAGCTTCTTCTGTGATAGCGAAAGCTAAAGCGATCGTTTCCATAGTGTAACGTGCTGTGAAAGTCTCTTGCGCTTCGTCGTACGCAACGCCTTGACCTTCACCTTTTACATCGGCGTTTGCAAAACCAGATAACATAACTTCCTCTTCGAAAGCTCTGTCAGAAGATTCTTCTGCATAAATTTCTTTATGCTCCTGGTCGTACCTTTTGTATTCCAGCCCAAATAGTGCATTTAGGCCAGGTTCTAGTTCTTTAACTAGCTGTGCTCGTGATATTGCCATGTCTATATGCTCCTATTATTGCCAAGTAACAGCATTTGTTAAGTACTGGTTAAGGTTTTGAGCAACGATAACGCTGCAGTAAGCTGCAGTTATATCATTATTAGACTCATCCTCAGCCGTTCTTACTAAACGCCATTGATTTGCTGTGTCACTTACCGTGCCGCCCGTTAATGTTGAACTTGATTGTCCATTTATTTCACTACCTGCTGCAGTCACAGTTACACCGTATGTTTTACCATACCCTGCTTGTGTGATTGCTGCGTCTGTAGCGACAACAAAAAGTTGTAATGGATTATCAACAACGAACGCCGTAAGATCTTCACTGTTGGCTGGAGTAATCGGTTGGTTATACCAATTTGCCCACGTCGGTTTCAGTGTAGTAGAGGCATTATAAAAAATACCATTAAATACACCTAGACTTTTGTCGGTAATTGCAGCTTGCGCAGTTTTGACATATCCAACTTTGTGTTGAACAACACTTCCTTGGAATAAGTCAACACCATACGCTGCTACCATTTTGTATTTGCCTTGACCACCAGTAGCTGGTGTTGAACCAACTGTACCTTGTGGAATCAAACCAAAACCTGCTGTGTTAGCATTTGCCATAGTATTACTCCTAGATGTTTACAGTTTAACCTGTAAACGGTTAATAAAAATCGTTGGTTCTAGAATTGTTAAAAAATTAACTTTTCTTACTACCACCGAAGGTTACGCTAGTCTGTCGATCAACATTGATCGGCATACTTGGATGCTGTTCCTTCATGAGATCGTTCTTCACTGCTTCGTCCCGAGCTTCCGTTTGTTTCTTATAATACTCAGTACGTTGCTTCGCGAGCTCTTCTGATATCCTAGCCAGCAATAGGCCACCTACCCCTATAATCCCAGCGTATTTTCCGTCTTTAACAACGGGATAATCTTCGCCTTCATATTCGTCGGCTCTTACTAATTCCCATCCGGATCTTAATTTACCCGTGACGTTCTTAGTATCGTCGAAACCAACGCTTTCAGCTCTGATCCATCTATGCCTGAATCCTTCAGGCGGCTTGGGAGCATCTAGAGATGATGGAGGAGTCCATACTTTGGGTCTTTCAGTTTTAGACCTAGTTTGACTCGCACGTGAAGGTGTTTTTGTTTCTTTTGTCATATGCTTATGCCTCCTTCGTGAGTTTTAATTGTTTTGCATATTCTTCGAGTGGCACACCTAATTTTTTAGCAATTGCTACCTGTGAAGATGTGAGTCTCACAGTTTGGCGTCCTGGTTTAACGCTTCTTGTCGCAGAAGCAACCGTCTGAACGGGTTCGGACGTTTTTCTATTTCCACTTCTATCAAATTTATGGGGAAAGTCAACTCTTATTCTTTTATCGATTTCCACATAGTATTCATTTGATTTAGGGTCAAAACCTTCTTTTTCCACTAAATCTTTATGAATTTCAAAAGCTGTAAAAGTCATGGCTCGGTCTTGACCAAACCATCTATTTTTTCCAGCCCAATCTTCAGCTCTAGGGTCTGGATCTGGCAAACGTTGAGGAGTTTGCTGAGGAAGATAACCTCCATGCGAAAGTCTAGGTTCCGCTACAGAGTCTTCTTCTTTTCCAGCTTTAGCTGCCGCTAATTTAGCATTATCAAAAGATAATGAAGCTATTCTTTTATTAGCCTCTACTTGACCTTTCGCATCGCCAGCTTCAATAGCCCCAGCTAATTCTTTTTCAGCTGAATCCAATCCACTTTTAACACTACCTTCAAGTTTAGAAATGTAATCTTTGTCCACTTTTTTGAACTTAGATTCCATTGCTTGTCTATTCGTTTCTACAGCACGAGCATAATCGACAGCTGCCGCTTCTCTACGTTCAGCTTCTCGCATTCTACGTGTTAATTTAGAAATACGTCCTTGTACTCCTTTGCTGTATTCTTCTAGCTTTTGGTCTTCTTCCGGTTGGCTAGTTTGAACATCAGACTGCTGATCAGATTCCGCAGGTGCGTCATCGGGCTTAGCAGTGTCTTCAGTAATTGTTGGTTCTGTTTCCTTGTCATTTTTAACCTCCACTTCTGACTCGTTTTTTTCTTCGGGTAATTCTACATTAGCCCCAGGACCCGACGTATCTAATTCGATCATCGCTCCTTTTTTTTCTACTTTTTCTTCTGTTTGTTCAGGCATAGTTTCCTCCTATGTTAATATTTATGCAAGATGCTTTTAGGATCTTGTATTGTTGCTAAGACTTCGTCTTCATTGAGGAGTCTTACTTCCCCACCTTCTATCTCAATCCTTGAACCCGCATAACGGGCAAAGACTACCCAGTCACCGATTTTGCACCAAGGACCACTAGAATAACGTTTTTTATCTTGATAACACTCCGAGCCCATAGCAAGTACATTTCCACATTGGGATGCCACTTGTTGACGCTCTACTGTTTCTTGACCTAAGTATATACCTTTATCTGTCTTCTCTTTCATTTTGAAAGGTAAAACTAAAATTCTCCATCCTGTAGGTTGGGGTAATTGAGTTGATTCTGTTGGAATTTCTTTTTTAGGTTCTGATTTTTTTACACCAACAAGACCTTGATTAGGTACTTTAATTTTTGGTACTTCTTGGGTTAAGATCGACGATTGTTCCTTTGGTATCATTTTGCTCCTTATCATTTAGCAGGTTAGAGATCTCCTGTCGCACTGATTCCAGTGCGTGTATTTGTCCAGTAATATACTTATATGTTTCCATATTGTCAACCCCTCCGGACGTTATATTTATTGCAAGGGACTGAATACGTCTTTCAAGGCCTTTCTGTAGTCTGTATACAACTTGTACTGGGTCTAAAGCCACTTATTTTTTTCCTTTTCTTCTCATTTTTAATTTCTTTTTATATTCTTTTACTTTTTTAAGACCTAATGTAGGTTTAAGCCTTAATACTTCGTTTGCATTTTCTTTTTTATTCCACCAGCTCACTATGCTTTCCTTTTTGCAGCCATTTTTTTAAAAGTTTTAGCTAGTGCTTTTGCACGTCCTGTACAGCCTTTTTTAGTAATAGGAGTACATTTTCCTTTTGTGCCTCTTGCTTTAATTGATTTGTTAACTTTTTGAATCCAACCACCTTTTTCAAACCCAACTCGGTCACCACCATTCGTGTAACCATTCGCAAAATGTCCTGCTGGAACACTATATCCTGGTACGGCGGCTAACGGGTCTGCTTTAGTCCATCTGCTCATTAGTTTAACTCTTTA